ACGGGTCCACTGCTCGATGACAGCAACTGGGATGGATGCAGCCCGCATGAACTCACCAGATTGACCACTGGTTGAGGCATTCCGACTGTCTTTAAGATCGTCGAGGAACGCTTGGCTGATGTGCTGGGTATGCTTGCGTACAAGGTCATTGCCTTGCTCTAGGAAGTCTGTGGAGACGCCTAGTAGGTCTAATGATTTAGACATGTGGTATCCTTGGAATCAAAAAGACCCCCAAAGGGCACACAGTAAGGAGAGCAAAACCTATGTGTTCCGATGGGGGTCTTCATTAGTCACGAATGACTAACTGGGTAACTAGACTGAGTTTAGATCAGGCCAGTAATCATTTGGCTGTCATTGAAGTTCTTATGCTTCACGGACATTTCGCCAACGATGTGGTGCTTGTCGCTGTCGCCAGTCTTCGCAAGCAATGTGCGAGTGAACGGACGCAGTGTGCATGTCTTGAACATCGACGGGTCAATCAAGAAGGCTCGGTCATCCAACTGGTGACGGTTCAAAACCACTCTGTACTCACCATATGGGGTGACTAGAAGATCCACGACGTTGACCAGAGTTTTACCCTGAGCAATCTCACGGTTACGACCAGCGGCACTTGCGTAGCCAGCGATTGTCTGAGCGTCCGCTGGGCGGATCATCAGAACCGATGGGTCGGAACCTTCGTTGAACGCAGCTTGACCAGCAGTAAGCAAGTCGGCTTCTGTGAGGGCACCACCAGTGGATGCTGTGGTGTTGGAGATCTGCTGGGATACAGATGCCATCTGACGGGCAACGCCACCAGAGCCAGCAACAGCAGCCTGATCGACACCGACCAAGGCATACTCAACGTCCTTCTTGAGGGACTTGAGGGCCTTACCCAGCTGGTATGCTGTTTCCTTAGCACGACCATAGGTCTTGATAGCGTCTGCAGTTGCGGACACTTGGAAGGCCTTGTCGAGGATCTGGGTGGTGTTGGAACGCTCGACGGCTGCTGTCAGCGTACCCATGGTAGCGTCTGCGCCTTCGATCTGAGCGTTTGGACCTGCCGCATCAAGGCTATCTTCGAGCCAGTTGAATGTACGGGCAGCGACTTTCTCGTCCTTGATCATGGAGTGGAAAGGTGTGTCAGTTGGTGTGATTGTCGAGATGATATCAGAAACTGACTCAGCCTTACCGACCTGATCGTATGTAGTATAAGTAGCCATTGGGATTTTCCTTTTACTGGCGTTTTGGGACTAGGGTTATTGCTCCCAGCGAGCCAACAGAGCATCAGTGATGTCGTCTAAGTCACCAGCACGGCTGGAGTTGGACATCAGCTTGGATTGGGTCTTCTTCATTCGAGCACGGTTGGACTCATCTTGAGCCATAGGTGCCTTCTTTGAGCGGAGGACTTTCTTGTTCTTGGATTGCACGACGTTGGCCTTGGCCTTCTTCGTGTCTGCCGTAGACTTCATCTCGTCATAGAGGCGGGCCTTGTTAAGGATCTTGATCACTTGTGGATCAACGTACTTATCGACCTGCTCTTGTGGGAGACCTTGCTTCACAGCGTAGGAACGGATGTTGTTGTACATGTCGTTCCCCCATCCCTCGACCTCGGCTTCCAAGATACGTGAGCACTCCTTCGCCGCTTCCTGCAGTTGCTGCTGTGCAGACGACTGTTGGGTTTGGTAGAATTGAGTAGCCTCTTGGCGGAGAAAACTAAGGTCTTCCTCGGCGGCTTTGGCGTCTTGGCGGAGTTGCGTGAAGTCCTCTGAGGACAGATTGCGACTAGCTAGTAGCATGTCCACGTCGGCGTAAGGCTTGAAACGAGCCTCGGCATTTTCCAAGAGTTTGCGGTATGATGCGTCTGCTTTGACGATGGCCTCTTCGGCCTCTTTTCGCTTGGTAGCAACTTCTTGAGACTTACGTGTCAAAGATGCCTCTTGACCATAAAGTCGCTTCAGATCCTTCACAGATGCCTGTTTGGCTTCACCGTCGATCAGGATGTCAATCAGGGTGTCGTCGGTGATACCATCAGTATCCTCGTCGGCTTCCTCATCGTCATCTTCAGTCTCTTCGGCGTCGTCCTCATCGTCAGGGTCTGCGTCGTCATCTTCGTCGTCTTCGGGTTCTTCGGTATCTTCATCAGATTCACCAGTATCGTCTTCTGTCTCTTCGACGGGTTCTGGTGTTGCCTCTTGGTCCTCTTCATCAGATAGGATTTCTCCGTCCGACCAGCGGTCTAGAATGGCGTCTGCAGCATCATCAAGATCGAGTGATAGCTGCGGTTCAAGGTTGGCTTGTTGGACGTTACTCATGGTCCACCTCCTCTTGCAGGGTGTCTGCTGTTGCATAGATTTCGTCACGGACGGCGACCCACTGTCTCAGTGTTCCGACCACATCAACGATCCCACGGTAGTGGTTGTAGAGACGCTCTCGCTTCTCAACTTCGGTGATGTCTGTGTTGACGAATGTTTGGAACGATTGTTCCGTGAGGGTGTTCACTGCATTGGTGAAAACCTCAGACTGTAGTAACGCTTCGGCATCCATGCCTAGCGCCACCATTTGCTCTTCTTGTTCGTTCATTTGCTATCCTTGGAAATACAAAAAGGCGACCACTTGAGCCGCCTCTTGTGAGTGTTATGGTCGTGTCGCTTAACCAGTTGGACTTGCGATACCACGGAGATCTTCCGTAGTTTTGAGGATATCCAACTCGGAATTGTCGATGTGCCGCTTGTGTTCCAGTTGAGCCTCTTTGAGGTCCATACCATCCGACTGAAGGGCAAAGGATCTCTCGGACTTCAGCTGCTCAAGTTCCAGCTTCATGCGGGCCATCTCGGCATCATTCTGTGCCTTGAGTTCACCCAGCTTGGTCTGACGCTCTTGGATCTCAAGTTGCTGTTGTGCCATCTGCATCTGAAGCTGCTGCGCTGGATCAGGCTGTGGAGGCTCAATCGTGGCTGGGTCTTTCAGATAGTCAGCGGCATTAACTATACCAGACTGTTCCATGATACGGGTCAGCATCTTGTGCTTCTGTTCTGCGCTATAGATCATCGCAATGGATGGATCTGCAGACAGTAGCTGGTGCATGGCCAAGAACTTCTGACCTTCCCGCTCTTGCTCACCGTAACCGAGGTGCATCTCAACTGTGACGTCACGCTTGTCGGCCCACTGGGAGGGCTTGATTGGGACAAACTGACCAGCCAGATCCACGATCTTCTGTTGATCCTCGTTCTCGACCACCAGTTGGTAGACCAAGATATAGAGGGGCCGCAGGAAGTTGTTTGCAAAGTTGCGGGCGATGATCTTCTGACGCTGCTGAGACATAGTCGCCAACTGCTCAACCATAGCCGCAGAGTTCTGCTGACTGATGGCATCCTTGTTGAGACCTTGAGACAGGCGAGAGATACCACTGGTTTCCTCTTTGTCGTCATCCAGCATCTTGATGGTCTGGAAGATGAACGGGTTCAGAGGGGCCTGTGGCATAGGCATGATAGCGTCAGGTCGGGTGACGTTGACGATACCCCCCACACGGTTGTCGATCAGTTCTCTAGGGTTCGTGAGAGATCCCTTGGTGACGACATAGCGTGGGTTGTTAGTGATCATGGCGTGGTCAAGGATAGACCGTGTCAGAACTGTTCGTGCATTCTGAGTGGGCAGTACCTTGGTGCCGAAGTTGTTGCCCCAAAAGGCGTGAGGCACAGGTAGCGGAACAAAAGCGATATATGGTTTGCGGGTGACTTTCTCTTTATCGAGAATGACATTCCCCGCCTTTGTAATCTTATATAGTTCGGCAATACCTGTGCCTTCACAATCCAAGTTAGCGTAGCACTCATAGACAGTGACTAGGCGGACTTGGTCTTGGTAGGAGTTGGAGTTAAATCCACGGTCGCTACCAATTTCTTCAAACCGAGCCATGACCTCTGGGTCAGTTTCAGCTGAGTATTCTTCACCCGCTCCAATATCATCGAGGAGATCTTCGTCGTAGCCCATCTCACGCAGGTCTGACATGGACAGCAAAAGCCGCTCTGCGCAGAAACTCACATCAGTAAGCGACTTTGCCTGTGGTTCGATCAAGAAGTTCTCAGGGGCCACACTCTCGATCTTCACCTGTGAGGTGTCCCGCGTGACAGCGAGGGTGCCACTGTAGAGGCCAGTTGCATCCTGTTCGATCTCATCGATCTCAATGTTGGGTTCTGCAAGCATGGCGTCGAGTTCGTCTTCAGTCAGCTGCGAGACGTACTCGTTGGTGGTTTCGTCTTGATTACACCAGTAGACCTTAGCAAGCCCAGCGCGGGCGATTAGGCCATCGTGGATTGCAGTCTGCATGACATCAAACAGGTTGTTCTGACGATTGGCCACATAGTCCACGTAGTTACTGGCGACATCAGCCATGAGCGTGTCATCAGCATTCTGGGGGGCAAAGCGCACCACCTTGTGACCAGCAGAGAAGGTCTCCAGTAGGACAGCCTTCATGCTCTCGACGGCATCATAGACGTCCATGGAGACGTACTTAGAGTTACCGTCGTGCGCTGGGCGTGGCAGGGTGGCGTTGTAGTAGTCCACGACCTTCTTACGCTCACGCGAGATCTGACTGTCATAGTAGCCAGTGCTGCGGCGGATGCAGTCATCAAGGACAACTGCGATCTCGTCGTCATCCAGCTTTTTGTATTCTGTCATGTTCAGACCATCTCTATATAATAGTTGTCACTTGCCTCAATTGGCTCCCACACTCCTTGGTGGACGTGATTGGCGAGTGCTAGGCTCATGACACAGTCGTCATAGCAGCCACCCTCCGCTTCCATCGATCCACTCTCGGTGACGATGTAGGTCAGCATTTCACGCAGCGTGACCTTGTCGTTTAGTTCAATATCATTGTCTCTGACGGCTGCTCGGAGTTCGTCGATGATCAATGGTTTGGTTTTAGATGTGGTTGTGAAACCTAGCTTGACCGTCTCTCGATCAGTCAGTTTGTCCATCTGCACTTCTGTGTAGAAGTTGGGATAGGACATGTCTTTCCCGAGACGTGTACAGGTCAGGATACCGTGGCTGTTGTTCTCCACGATGATGTGGGCCTCGTTGTAGTACATCCCGAGGTGGTAGAGAACCTGAGCATAGTAATCAGGGTGCACATGACCACGCCAAGTGGCCACCTGACGCTTCTTACTGTCGAGGATCTGGGCAACACTATAGTCGCCACCACGGACACCCATAGCGACGTCAGCGCCGATGACATACTGCTCACCCTCGACATGCGGGAGGAAGACAGAGAGTTCACCTCTCGGGTTGGGCATCCACTCGTCAGTCTCAAGTGCAAGACGCTGCTTCACGTCCTCAGTCTTCTCCATACGCTTCTGGAGAGGCTCTTGGTTGAACACTGGGCGACCAGTGGTCAGGAACGCTTCGTCGGCGTAGGACGGGTACTCCTGACGGAATAGGTCAAGGCCGTTCTGGGCGATCTTCCTGCGACGGAACATCAGCTGGGCATCATCAAGGTCAAACTCTGCAGCGAGATCCTCCTCGTCTGGAGTTCTCTCAAAGTTCGATGGTACATCCTCTCGGTAGGTCTCGTCGGCAAACCACGGAATGAACACTGGGACGTAACCGTTGGTCCCCTCTACAGCACCCTTCCAGAGGTCATAGAAGACACCAGTGACACCATTGGCGGTACTCTCGACGAAGATAGCTGTGCCCTTGGTGTTGGGGACAGCCTGTGTCATCCCGTTCCAGTTCTCTAGGGCAGTACTCTTGGTCCAGAAGGCGATCTCAGAGGCGTGGACATGGGTCAGCGTTTCACCACGGCCAATACTCTCGCCACCAGCTGTAGCAACGACAAAGGAACTGTCGAGGACGTCAAAAGACAATTCTCGGCGGCTCGAGTATTTCGTGTGTGGCTTGAGGATGTCTGGGCAGTTCTCATGATATCTCTTGGTCATATCAAAGAGGGCACGGGTACTGTCAGAGTGGTGTGTGATGACCATAGCTTTAGCGGCTGGGCGTTGGGACACCGAGAAGTAAAGGTAGCCACCAACGTAGGTCGAGAGGCCCTGCTGACGGGCCTTTAGGATGATGACCCGAACCTTGCCCTCTGTGGCCACCTGTCTGGAGACGGCGTCATTGAGGATCGTCTGGGCAGCGTTCAACTTGAGTGGCTGAATGTCACCAGACTTGGTACGGATCTTCAGGGAGTGTTTACTGTAGAAGTCGAAGTCATTGAGAAGGCGCTTGCGCACCTCCTTCAGTTTACTATTCGTCGCTTGGCTCATCTGGTTGCTCTTCCTCTGTGTCGCCCTCCAAGAGCGAACTTAGGAAGGCTTCGGCTTTACCAATCGTGACTTCTGATTTGGTGGTTGGTTTGGACTTGGTGAAATCCAATACCATTCGAGCAGCTGTTAGCTTGTCTCGGTTTTGCGCTGGTTCACGCATGATTTCGACAGCTGTCTTTAGCGCCTCTTTGGCGTAGCTATCGTCAATGTCGTACTCTTCGGACATGATCTGGACGATCCTTTCTGCATCTTTGCGAGACTGCTCCCTGATTGGCTCAAGCATTTCCTTAGTGTAGCCATCGATGGAACCCATAGGGCGACCACCGTTCTTACGAGGCTTTGTTGACCACTCGCGCCGAAGTGCTCTTCCCTCTTCGGTTTCCATCAGTGTGGCGAAGTAGTTCTTTCTTTTCGCCTGTGCTGCTACCTTCTTTGGGTACTTCGGCTCCTTTTTTGGGGCCTTTTGGCGTGGCTTCTTTGGTGCTCCCATTGAGACCTCCGAGAATATCTTGAGTTAAGTTGTAAGTACCTACGCACGTCCCACAGAGTTGGTGTGCTGGGAGAGACCGTGAGATCTCCCCCAAGACTACCGTTTTCTGTGCTTTGGATAGTAACGTAGACGCAAGCACAGCCTCTATCCGTGTCAGGATATCGACCATGTCAAAGACAGTCTTGTTCATGTGCTTTCCTATGCAGACAGCATGCCTAGTTGTGGGGACAGTGCCCCAGCTGGCATTTGCTGCTGTTCTTCTTCTTCTGGTGCTTGAGATTTGGCGAGGATAGCCATGACCACAGCGACAACCATTGCAAGTGGGTGGTTGTAGAACTGGATCTTCTTGTTGCCAGCTTTCTTGAACATATCCCTGATGAGTTGGGCAGTTGCTGGGGCAACACGCTTCATGGTCTTTGGGTCATGAGCATACAAGATCAGTGCATCAACTGTGAGTTCTCCAATGGATCTCTGATAGTTTTGAAAGTCTTTTAGACGCTTCTGCTCTCTGACCCTATTAGGTGCAAAGTCTACACCAAGGCCAGCATACTGCTTCTTGAGGTCTTTAAGCATCATAGCCATCGACTTTGCGCCTCGGATGGGGACTGAGGCACCGCCGCTGCTAAACTCAGCACGTTCTTGGATGTGCTTGAGTTCAGATAGAACCTCTCGGCGAACTGGGTCGTTCTTTGCCTTACCAAGGACAAAGTCCATGATACCCTCGATGCTGTTTGAACCATAGACATCAGGGCGACCAGTGAGGCCATTCTGGGTCGGCAGTTCCCCCAAGTAGTTCCCAGTTCCCATACTAGACACACCGACACCATGGAGTGTCTCATGCAAAGCAGTTGTAAGTTCATTGAGGTCGCCTGTGCGTACTACAGAGACTACTCTTTCACGTTGCTGGTAAACACCCATCGCACTTGTAGATGCTGTAGGTACTGCAGTTCGCATATCCTCATTTGAGTTGTAGAACTTGATGACAACATTGTAGGCGTCGGCTAGACGCTGAACGCCTTCCAAATCCTTGATGCCATTCTCAAACTCAGACCCAGCCTTGCCAATTTCTATAGAGGCGTTGGCTAGGGTAGCCTCTTGCTTTACTTGAGATACGGCTGGAGGACTGCTTGCAGTGGGATTGTTTGGCGTGGGGCTGGTTCCTGAGAGGATGCCTCCGCCTTGGATGGACTGGCGGGGTTGTCCTGCATTGGGACCGATTGGCCCTCCTCCTGCTGGTCCAGTTCCTCCAGTAGATCCCAGTCGATCTCCGACAGCTTTTCTTGCAGCGTTTGCGTAGTCTGGCGCTTCGTCGTCTTCATAGCCACGGCTCTCACCTCCATCTTTCTGTTTGGCTGTGTCGTACAGCCGTTTCTCAGGATACCATAGAAGGGCCTGCAAGTCACTCATTGTTAGTTCTGTATTAGAACCATTTTTGATCTCTGGGAGATCCTGTAACTGCTTCAGCCCACGCTTGAACACTTCCCTGATGAAGTCACGTTCTTTTGCACCAGCGGGGGCCTCAACTTGGCCATCTAGGTATTTTGCTAAACCATTACCAGCTTTTCGGAGGTCTTCACCACCTTCGATGGCATTGATATCTTCACGCCACTTAGGGTCCATGGATAGCTTTGCAATCTCAGCAGATAGAAGTTCTACATTTGCTTTTGACATCTTACCTTTTGGGCTAATGTCTGAGTTTGCAAAAAGAGGTTTGAAGTCCTTTATTTTTAGGCCTGCAAGAATCCCCTGTATCTCAGAAGTCTTCTTAGAGATCATTGGTTTGTTGATCTTAACAAGACTACCACGCCAACGGCCAACAGTACGCATCAACCAGCGATCCATAGTCAGTTCGTCAAAGTTACCATAGAGGTTGGAGAAGAAACCGTTGCCAATCTTAGGTCCAAGGATAGAGGCACCACGAACTAGGGTGTTCTTTCCTTCACCTGAGATCTTTACGCCATACTCTTTCTCCAGCTGCTTCACTGGGATTTGGCTGTTCATGAACTGAGCAAGTGCAACGGGGTCACCATTAAACTTATCCAGCATGGTGTGGTATTGTGCCAAACCACTGTTGATAGCAGAGGCTGCTTGTCCAATACCAGATTTTGTTGGGAAGCGTCCTGTATCCCTGATACCTTGGTATGCCGCCAAAGCGATCTCAAAGTTCTTATCTACCTTGAGGCCGTTTGATGTGACAGCTACTGCCCAGATCAACTGTAGTTTAGCTGCGGGATCTGTAAGCACCTCTGGGTAAAGTTCGCCAACAGTTTCCAATGCCTTAGTGATCGTGCGATCATACCAACCAATGGCGTTTGCATTGTCCTTGATTGCTTCCAAGGCATCAGCCACGACAAAGTCAGCCAAGCGGTCAATGTTAGCATCATCAAGCGTTGTGAGATCAATCCCTTCACGCTCTTGTGCTTTCAGTGACATTTCCTGCAGTTGCATCTTTAGATCACGACCTTTTGCAAACACCTCATCCTTTGCGAGGGTGAAGGCATTAGCCAGCGATGTGTCGAGGCCTACGTCAGTCTTCCCGCCAAACTTTGGAGGGGTAACCTGTGGGGGAGTGGCCTCTGGAGGGGTAACCTGACCACGAACAGGGCCATCCTGCTGACCTATAACACGGGCCGCATATGGCTCGACGTAGGCTGCAACAGCATCTGGATCTACACCATCGAGACCTGAGAGGATCTCATTGACCTTACCAGCTGGGTCTGTGCCGAGGTTCATCCCCATCTCGTCCAAAGCACCCAAGACTTTCGACTTGTCTGCAGGGGACATCGTAGGGTCAGTCTTTGCACCATCCTTGAGATCTTGCAGCATCGCTTTGTTGTCATCGATGCCACGTTGGTAGTTCTCTGGGGATGTCTGGATGGGCGAACCAGTAGAAGCAGCCTGAGCAACACCAGTATCTGGCTCACGTACACGCATCTGCTTGAACGCTGGTTGGCTTTCGACCATCTGGTTGATCGTGCGGATCAGTGGGCTGATGTCTGGGACACGTCCACCGACTGCTACAGTACCACGATACGCTTGAATGGCCTCACCAATCAGTGGGTCTTGGTTAGTTGCCTCGACCACACGGAGGATACGGGCGACACCACTACGGTTTAAGCCTGTAGCGGCCTCCACGGTGCCTTGTGGGCTAGTTGGTACAGGGGGTGCATTCTTCTTGGCCAAACCTAAGTTCGTCTGCTTCAGCCGCTCTGTGCGCTGCGCCAGTGATGCTGCGGAGGCTGCTTCGGATGCTGCCTTTTGATCTTCAGCTAACCTAGCGTCGTCTATGCGGCCTTTACGAACCGAAGGAAGGCCCGCTGGTATCTCAAGACCTGCAGCGTCTTTGTTCTTATTGACGAAGCGGTCGACACGGCTGCGGCGACCAGTGACTGCATCGATACCACGACCAGCTGCTACTACACCTGCTTGATAGGGGATGGACCCACCACCTGTGTACAGCGCGAGGCCTAAAGAGCCTGTTGGGGTAGTGATGTTTCGGGCGACCTGCGCACCGACGTTGTAGCCATTCTGTGCATTATCAAATGGGAGTGCAAGGTCTGTGAATCTGGACACACCACCTTTGTATTCATTGTTGTGTAACTCGGTCAGGACTTGGCTTTCTCGCACCAGATTTAAGAGGTTTTGACCCTCTTCAGTACGCCCAACGAGTTTCTCTAGGGCATCAAAGTTATCTTTTGTAACTACTGACTTTGTCTTGTTTTTGGCCATCTTGATGCCGACCTGAGCCTGTACTTTCTCAAGTGCCAGATCAAATGGGTCAGTGTCTTTTGAGGCTAGACTTGCCCTTAAAACTTTAGCGTCGTCAGCAATCTGACCAACAAGATCAGTGTGAGATGCATCCATAGCAGCACGGACACCATGTGCTGATCCTGAGTTGACATCCTTTAGGTTGAAGGGGACACCATTTAGATCCCCAGTCGTGGAGATACGCTGGATGCGCTGGGCAAACGATGCGTTGGCACGGTTCTCTGGGGTGTCCTCGCGGGGTGCTGGGGTTACTACGTCAGCGACTTTGGAGGCCGCTGAGGTTGCCATGTTGGCACCCTTTGCAATCGTACCACCAATGACAGCAGCGTCTCCTAAACGGTCCACTACTTCCTGAGGTACGTACTCACCGCCTTGGACCATTGTATCACCAATGATCAGGCCTTCTTGTACAGCTTCCTGTCCAGCTTCACGCATGACACGTAATGTAGCACCACCACCTTTGATAGGCAGAAGTTCTACAAGACCAGATGCGGCTGCAGTGGCAAGGTCAGCGGCATTGGCAGTTGGGTCAAGACCTTTGGTCTCTTTCTCATCACGTACCTGACCTAGTGCATTGACTGCACCATACAGAGTACCACCGACAGCAGCTGCAGTGCCAAGGATTGGGGCAGTCGTAGCGGCTAGTCCAGCACCAACTGAGGCGACAACACCGCCACCTACTTGTGGGAGTGCTTCTGTGGCCCCGTAGAGAAGAGAGTTACCTGCGTTGGCAAACTCACCCTCTCTTAGGTTCTTGATGATACCATCAGCACCCTCTGGTCGTTGGTAGCCAGAAGCAGCAATCTCGGCTTCGTTACGGTCTGCCATTTCCCGACCATAGTTTTCTACGGACGGGATAGAGGCGTACTCACCAAGGGATTGGATGCCCTTACCAACCATCGCTCCAGCTTGATCATACCCTTGAACAAGTGCACCAGATAGGGAGGTGTCTGGGGCTGGCTGAGTGGCTGCACCTGCTAGTTGAGCCTGTAGGGCTACCAACGCACCTTCTTTGTTTGGACCAGAGATTTTGAACTTACGTCCATCTGGCCCAGTAATCTTGTATGTTGGCATAGCTAGCCTTTCTAGGGTTGGTCAATTTCTTCGATTGTGTAATCGCTAGGATTGAAGGCAGTGGGGGCTGGTGTGGAGCCACCACCACCTGAGGCGGCAGCAGCAGCATTTGAGATTCCATTTTGGGCAAGCTGGTTCAGTACGTCTGCACGGGGTGTAAGCCATGCAATCCAAAGTTCTTCACTGTCTGTGATCTTAGGAATTGGCTTACGGAACATAGCCATCTCACGATCCGTGATGGCACCCTTGGTTTCGGCGGTGTAGAGTAGCTGCTCATTTAGAGCGATACCCTCCATCTGGAGTCTCAGGTCTGCACGGGCAGCATCACCACCAAATACACCAGACCTGTCTCTTGCCTGACCAACAGTACCTGCTATCGGGCCAGTGAGGTTCCCATCAGATCTTAGTGCTGCAATGATCTCGTTGAACTGTGCAGCTTGTGCACCAACAGATCCATAGGAGGATGCACGACCAGAGCCACCAGAGCCACCACGACCACGGGCAGCGAGAGCAGCAGCGACTTGCGCCTCTTTGACCTTCTCTAGGCGTAGACGCTCTGAGTTCTCATACTCAGCTAGTTCTGCTTGGCGATTGGCGTCGGAGGTGGCGTACATAGCGTTACCGCCAGCGGCCATAGCATCCATAAGACCAGTCTTGTTACCAGCGAGCATGGCAGTACCAATGCGGCCCAGACCCTCAGAACGGCCAATACGCATGTCTGGCATACCAGAGTTACGGGCGTTGGCTGTGTTGTTCGTAGGTGTCTGACGGGAACCAGATGAAGGACCAGCGTTAGGACGGGATACTACTGCAGCCCCTGCCCCACTATTACTCAAGGCACCTTGGGATGCACCCATACCAGAAGAGGCGAGTATTGGAGCCTCCTGTGGTGCTGCTGGTGGCTGGCCCATTACTGGGGGCTGTGCAAGCATTGGTGCTTCACGCTGAGTAGGACCACCTGACATAGCCGTTGGCACCTGTGGGGGTCCGTCAGCCTGTGGTGGCTGACCCATAGTAGGGTTGAAGAGCATCCCTTCAGTCACGGGGTTGCCCTGCTCTGGGATGTAAGCAAGTGGGCTGTTAGCACCAGTAGCCAACATGTTGCTGTACTGGTCTGGGTTTGTGTATAAGGCGGGGCCTTGGCTTAACCTAGAAAGGTTTTGAGAAACTGCACGAGGGTCCAGCTGGCCAACATAGTCTTGTACAGAGAGACCAAAGCGCTGGGCCAGCATCTGTGTGGCTGGGTCGTTATAGAGTTGTGTGAGGTCCATTAAGCAAAACCTCCTGCAGGACGAGCCTGTGGCCGCATGGATGTCGTTGGGGCAAGTGATGTTGGTTGACCACCACCGAAGTATTGGTTGTAGAAGTCATAACCCTGCATTGCGCCACCAAGAGCACCAGCAATAGGGGAAGCTGGAGCATTACCTGAGATGGGCTGGTTGTTGGCGGGGGCACGGTTCAAAATACCATTGTTGTATCCACTGTAGGCGTTCATTGCGAAGTCGCGGTTGCCTTCAAAGGCTGCACGATCTGCGTCCATCTGAGCCTGATCGAACCCGTTAAGTACACCACCAGCGTTCATAGCCATAGATCCACCAGTCTGCATTGTGTTGAGACCGTTGTTGTAGGCACTGGAGATCTGACTATTTAAGTCACCAGCTTGGGTAAGCGCACTGTTGGCATTACCGTATGCACCTATGGCACCTGTAGCCGCTGCACCTGCCGAGTTGAGGGTAGATGTTTGGTTGCCGAAGGCACCTGATGCAGAGTTCAAGGCGCTGATGTTGTTCCCGTACTGGGAACCAGTGCCAGAGATAGAA